AAACACGGCTTTCGCGAGCGCAAACCCTTTCTGCCTAGCAAAGGTCTCAAGCTCGATCTGTGGTTGCTCGGAAATTTCTTTGTCAGTCAAGCTCCAAGACACAAATTTGTGTTTATTCAGGCTGACTTCGATCCCTTCTGCTTGCGCACCTTGCATGAGGTAAACGCCTTCAAAATCGGTGGCAGCATCAGCCGCATCGACAAATTTGACGCGCACTTTGTCACCGCGTTCTTGCGGTAGAGGAGAAGCGTTAATTGCGAAAGCGCGAACTGCTTGCAGGGTTGCAATGTATTCTTCTAGAGCGATATCCAGAAGAATCGTGTGTTTTAAATTCGTAAAAAGATTAGGCATAAAATTCTCTTAGGTTAAACAGCCGAATTAACTCTGAGACCAAATCTCCGATTGATGCTGTCTCAAAAACTCTCTGCGCTTGGCGACGTCGGTGATTTTATTAAATTGCTCAAGCAGCCCCTCTTTGGTGACTTGAGTTTCCGCAGCCGGAGCGTTCGAGGCAGGGACACCCATCGCTGCGAGCTTGCGTTGAGCGAGAACATTAGTACTCGCCATCTCAGCACGAAGCGCTTCAAGAGCCTCAGTCGAGGCAAAGGATTTCAGTTCTTCCTTTGTGGCTAACTGTTTCAGTTCCTCTTTGAACGCGACACCAGAAATCAAAGTTTCGAGTTCATTGATTCGGCTCGCGAACGTTTCTAATCGCGCCGAAAGATCAGTGACTAATTTTTCAGTCGCGAAGGTTACTTTGTCGCCTTCCGGCGTCGCTTCTTTGTTCATGTGTTTATTTTCAGTGTCAACTTCAGTATCTATGATCGAAAAAAGTCCGTTGGCATTCGCAGCCGGAGTGTCAACGATATCCGCGCTGTAGATCTCGACGCATCGCGCACATTTCAAACCGTCGATCTCTTCAATTTCGCAAGAGAATGAGATGGAGAGACCAAATAGGTCAGGAATGGTTTCGGCCATTTCAATAACCTGAGAAAACCATTGTGAGTTTCTTAGCAAATGCAGATCAGCCTTGAGTTGTGGGCCGTCAATTCTGAAGCCTTTCAGAACGCCCACGATATCCTTGGCATCGGTGCCGTGCTCCATTTTGACCTTTAGACCACCAGGATACGACTCAGCAGATTCTTTGACCGTGCGCAGTGTTTTGGCGTCAATTACCTTGTCATGGGTTTTTGCAAGTCCCTCTGTAATGACAGAGACACCAAAAATCACACCGGATTCCCGGTCAATGCGTTCTGATTTAATCGTTGTAGCTAATTCGGCTTTCATGCTGCCTTTTGGATGGTGTCAATCTCGTTGGCATTTGGGGTGAGTAGCTGCATATCGAGGGGAGTGATCTCTACTCCCATTTTCTTGCTAACCTCCGCTGCTGCTAGTTTGCGTTTTGCTGCCTCCATGGCTCGATTGTAGAAGTGCTGATCGATGTCTTGACCTTGCTCTTCGAGGATGTCACCTAGGTTAGTTAGGCCGGCTTTGTAGTCCTCGCGGTCTTGTTGCTTGTCGCGCCCATAATCAACTGTCATTCGAGGGGGCATAGTGAAGTCCCATTTGTTCCAGTCTGCGGACTCCGGCAAAATGCCCATCTCGATCGCACAAGCGATGGCAAAGGAGACTTGTGCGACAGCACATGGTAAGAGCAACAATTGTCGCTTGCCTACAGATTTCATAGCCTGCGACAGAACTAGCCGGTTGGTCGTACCGGTTAGTCCCTCCGCTTTCCAAGCCAGTTCATACGGCCACGGCACACCTGCACATGCATTGCGTATGAGCCGATCCATGAATGATTCCCAGGTACCCCCAGGGCGATTGGTTTCTAAGGTTTCCAGCTTACCACCGCTGTTAGAACGGAAATAGCGCACCAGCCCACCAAACAAGTTTTTGGTTAGAATATCTTGGTTAGCCTTGCTAGGTAGCTCAGGGTCCATTGCGCGGTGGACCATTTGTGCATAATCCTCTGGCGTGCCGCTGTCATTCCACTCTAGGAGCCCAATAGCGCTCGCAATCATGGCAGCCTGTTTCTCAAATCCCTGGGTGTGCATTAGATCCAGCAAGTCGTTGATGGCATGTGTTAACACTGGAAGTCCCCGGCCTTGATCACTAGCATCTGAGTTGCGTAACAACATCAATTGTCCACATGAATAGTCGCGGTCCTCACTCCCATCTTCTGCATCTCCTAACACCCGGTAGGCAACCGGTGAGCCGCGGCGGTCAGTAATGACCCCACTTTTGATCTGGTATCCAGCATAAGGCCCGCTCTGAATATTAATTCCGCCAAACTTTCCATAGCCTCGATTACCAATCCGGTGAGCTAATATCCGTTGCAGTTTTGGGTAACCATCTGCCTCTCGTGTTAACAAAACGCCGGTGTCTCCATCTCGGTCGATCATTAGTGAGTCGTCTTGTAGTGCGGCGGCAAAACCGTAAAGGCTACCACGAATGTCGCAAACCTTGAACCATTCATCTACAAGCCAATCCTTCGCCTTTTCTCCCCATTTGGCATCTTGGCCCTGAAACTTGGGAAGCCAAGCATCTCCGATGGCATATTCAGTCCGTTGAAGAATGGGAGCGCGAGCCGGTCCGAGGTTGTGAAAGAGTTTGCGAGAAGCTGAAATGATGCGGCTTCGGTCGTAGTCAGTGACTAACTGAGGGAAGTCCACCATTTGCAGCGGCACATAGGGACGTGAATCGCTGATGTTGGCTGCATCGATGAGTCGATATTGACTCATGTTTACCCTTTCTCGTTTCCTCGCCCGCGCTAAGAAGTCCTCCTTGTAGTTCATTATGCGATTCCGCGAAAGGTTACCCGTGCGGTGTTAGCCGGCTGAGTTTTGAGATACCTCTGTATCTCTTCGAGAGAGTAAGAGGTTAGAAACCAGAGCGCTTTTTCGGCTACCTGTATCAAGTCAGTGGTCGAATTCGAAAAGCGGTCGCCGGGTAGCATGTACGAAACAAGTTTCCCGTCCATGTTAGCCGACGTGAGGACTTTGCCGTTATTCTTAAGATAGGCGCCAACGTTGCCGTTAACCAAATCAGTCAACGCCGCAATGTTATCCAGCCCAAATCGGACCAATGCGCGAAAAAGCCACTCATTCGAATTAGTAGATTGTCCGCCGCTCACTCACTCGCTGGGAGTGTCAACCGGGGCGGAGTCGTTCTCCTCGACCCTCAGCAGCCTCATCATCAATGACCACGCGACCTGCATGCACTCGCAGTCCCAAAGGTGGTTGTCTCGGGTGCGGATGCGCTCCCAACGTCGCGTGACTTCGCCAGTCACCTTATTAACAACGTCCTTTTTGCGTTCCGAAGTCATGTGTGACGCGTAGACATTGACTACATCTCTCGGGATCTCAAATGGTACAAGAGCACCAGTCCAAAGCTTGGCCAGAATGTCTTTCACTCGATCGTTGGACCAGTAGACAAGGTTAACCTGCATTCCACTGAGCCGAACATGATTCATGGGCGAATAGAAATGTCGGAATTGCTGTCTGCCCTGGCGGTGGATCCACTCTTTACGTTGATCACCCATCATCGCTAGGTAGCCGTTCTTCGCGCAAAAAGCGTAAACCCCAGAAGTATCGTACCCGGCGTCGATCATCGTGCACAGCGGAGGCGTTTGGTACTGTTTTTGGAGTTCTATAATTTGCGACCATTCCCTTACCGTGCCTGCATTCAACAACATTGAACTGCCGTCCGCACGGTGCGCCCGCACAACGAACCAGTAGTGGTCGCGCTGTTTATCGACCGTCAACGCGCGCAATGTTTCGCCATCAATTTTTTCGCCATTTCGGTACTGCTCAATCGAATAACCAGAAGCTTTAATAACGATCGCTGGCGACTCGTCGTCGTCGCTCCACGGTTTAGCCTCTCGTTTTTGCCTGTAGCCCCGCAATGAAACAGGGTTGCCAGATTCCTTCGCCTCAATCGCCTTAATTCGTTCAATTAACAGTTTACCCCATGGAACCCACCAGATGGCCAATGCGTGACAGTGGAAGCCGATTCGATGTGGTTCTGGGTTTGAATCTGTCGGTCGGTAGGAGCCGGATGCTGACAGTTTGCGCCGGTTATCCTGGTTATCTGCAAATTTAGTTTCACACTTCGGACAACGCATTTTTGCTGAATTATAGAGTTGCGTCCAGTTCCACTGGTTTTCTTCATTTCTAGCTCCCAGATCGTACTTCAAATGTTCGTCATCGTAAGCGTTCCATGCATTACAATTCGGACACGTCCAGCCGTATTCGTGTTTCAGGGTCGTTTCGTGAAGTGTGTCGTGTTCATCCTCAAGAATTCCGGCTTGCCCAACGGCGAAAATAACTGAGTTGCCTCGATCGTGTGTGCGACCAAAAGCCTCACGCACCATCCCCGATTTGAAGAGCCAGACTTCATCGAGAAGCACGTAGCGCATCGACTTAGATTGCAGCGTGTTTAAATTCGCCCCTCCTATATAAAGAGGCATGTGAGGAAAAAGGATCGAAGCAGCGCGAACTTCACTGCGTTTGCGCGGCATCAACACGGACGTTGCTGGCATCGCTCGCAACATCGGCATAAACCGACTATCTGCCCATGCCCTAACATCATCATCGGACTGACCAACAATGAGTGTGCCGCCTGAATCGACGCCAATGATATAGGACGCAGCGACTTCGATCATTGTGCTTTTGCCGAAT